TCTGTTGTTGGCGGTATCATTTCTTTCATTGCAACCAAGCTAGTTCGATAAGGATTTATATGCCACAAGTTGGAAACAAGAAATTCCCATACACAGAAAAAGGCGAGAAAGAAGCCAAAGAGTATGGCAAGAAGAAATCTATGCCCGTTACTGTAATGATTGCTATTGGTAAGCCTAAAGCTATGCCTACCCGTGGTGGTCGTACTGCTACCAACATGATGAAGAAATCCACAAGGGGTAAATAATGGCTATAACTGCTCCAATTACACTTTTGAATGCCGTTGTCGCTACTGGCGCATCAACCGCAGTTCAAGCTGATCCTGGTCAACCTGCATTTCTTCAAGTTTCAGGCATCACAAGTGCTACTGTTGCTTTGCAAGGAAGTCTGGACGGGGTAACATATTCAACGATTGGTACAGCCTTAACTGGTGATGGCATTATTACTGTGGCAAATGCGCCTAAGTATCTAAGAGCCAATTGCACAGTTTATGTAACTGGCACAATCACTGCCAAGATCATGTATTGATATGAAAACTAAAGCCCAAAAGAAGATCAGCAAGGTGATGACTGAGTTTGGCAAGGGCAAGTTGACTACCAATAAAAAGGTTGTTACTAATCCAAAACAGGCTTTGGCTATTGCTTTATCCGAAGCGGGTATGTCTAAACCAAAGGGTAAGAAATGAAACAAGGTCTCTACGCTAACATCAATGCCAAACAAGAACGCATCAAAGCGGGTTCTAAGGAAAAGATGCGTAAGGTTGGCTCTAAAGGCGCTCCTACTGAGGCAGCATTTAAGGCTGCGGCTAAGACCGCAAAGAAGAAATGAAATCCCCTGTTTGGCAAACAAAAGAAGGAAAAAACCCCAAGGGGGGCTTGAATGCCAAAGGAAGAGCATCGTATAATGCAGAAACAGGTGGCAATTTAAAACCACCAGTTAAGTCGGGAGATAACCCTCGTAGGGCATCCTTTTTAGCACGAATGGGCAATATGCCTGGCGCTGAGATGAAAGATGGAAAGCCTACCCGACTTTTACTTTCTCTTAGAGCTTGGGGCGCAACGTCCAAGGAAGACGCTAAAGCTAAGGCTAAAGCGATCTCTAAGAGGAATATGAAGTGAGACCAGTATCTGTCGGAGTTAACCCAACAGCCGCAACGCTGACAACTGTTTATACAGTTCCTACGGGTTATTACGCCAAGTTTACTGTGATGTACATTCACAATACTGGTGGTTCGACTAAGCACATTACTGTTCAATGGTATGACGCAAGTGCTGCCACAACCTTGGATATTCTTACTAATTACGACTTTACATCTAAGCAATACCTTCAGTTTGATGGCAATGCTTATATCGTTTTAGAAGAAGGCGATAGAATTCAAATTACTACTCAAAGTGCAAGTGCATTCAGTTTTATTGCCACATTTGAAGTATCAGGAGCGCAACGAACATGACCTACTTAGAACTTGTTAATGATGTGTTAGTTCGCTTGCGTGAAAGCACAGTATCTACTGTTGGCGAAACCGCTTATTCTGCTTTGATTGGCAAGTTTGTTAATGATGCCAAACGTCAGATTGAAGATTCCTATAACTGGAATGTTTTAGGACAAACAATTACAGTTACTACTACCTCTGCTACAAGTTCTTATTCTTTGACAGGTGCAGGTCAGAAGTTTCGTATCAATGACGCTATCAACACTACCAGTGTCATTACCCTAGACAACATTGCTGTTGCGGATATGAACCGCAAGCTCAACTTTGGTACACCTTCACAGTCTATCCCTTCAGAGTTCTGCTTTAGTGGTGTAGATGGCAATGGCGATACAAAGATTGATTTGTTCCCTGTTCCTAATGGCGTATATACACTTAAATTTGATGTAACTGTCCCACAGGCTAATTTGTCTGCTGATGGCACTTCAGTCAAGGTCTTAGATTATTTGGTTGCTCAAAGTGCCTATTCTCGTGCTTTGATTGAGCGTGGTGAAGATGGTGGAACAAACTCTAATGAGGCTTATGCTTTATTTAGAGGAATGCTCTCTGATGCTATTGCATTGGAAAGCACTCGTTATCCTGAAGACAACTTTGTGGCGGTCTAATGGCATCAGCACTCCAAAGTTACAGTCTCTCAGCACCAGGCTTTTATGGCCTGAATACTGAAGATTCTCCCCTTGATTTGGGGTCGGGCTTTGCCTTGGTCGCAACTAACTGCATCTTGGATCAGTATGGTCGTATTGGTGCTAGAAAAGGTTGGACAAGGGTTAACTCTTCCTCTGGCAATCTAGGTGCTAACGATGTTGGCGTGATCCATGAGTTAGTCCAAAACGATGGAACTCTTACAGTTCTGTTTGCTGGCAACAACAAGATATTTAAACTTGGTACTTCTAATGCGGTGACTGAGTTGACCTATGGTGGTGGCGGTTCTGCTCCTACTATTACTGCATCCAATTGGCAATGTGCATCTTTGAATGGCATTGCATACTTCTTCCAAACTGGTCACGATCCAATCATTTATGATCCCGCAGTAAGTACAACTACTTATCGCAGAGTCTCTGAGAAGTCTGGTTATGTAGCTACTGTTCCTCAAGCCAACATTGCTATTTCAGCTTTTGGTCGCTTGTGGGTAGCTAATACGTCAACAGACAAAGTAACTGTTACCTTCTCTGATCTGATTGCAGGTCATGTATGGGGTGGTGGCACTTCAGGCTCATTGGATGTATCCCGTGTATGGCCTAATGGTGCAGATGAAGTCATGGGCTTGGCAGCTCACAATGATTTCTTGTTTATCTTTGGTAAGAAGCAGATTCTTGTTTACTCTGGTGCTTCTACTCCCGCATCTCTTGTTCTGAGCGACACAGTAGGCTCTATTGGATGTATTGCTAGGGATACCATACAAAGTATTGGTACTGACGTTGTTTTCTTGTCGGACTCAGGTGTTCGTTCATTGATGAGGACTATTCAAGAGAAGTCTGCTCCTTTGCGAGACCTTTCTAAGAATGTTCGATTTGATTTGGAATCTTCCTTGTCTGGAGAAACACTAGCAAACGTCAAATCTGTTTATTCAGAGAAGAATGCTTTTTATCTGCTTGTTCTGCCAGCTACTTTGCAAGTCTATTGCTTTGATACCAAACAATCTCTGCAAGATGGTGCTTCCCGTGTAACCAAATGGGATAGTATTTCACCAACTGCACTAAGATCGTTGCGTAATGGCGACCTTTACATTGGCAAGAACGGCTACATTGGTAAGTATGGTGGTTATCTTGATGATGCTTCTACTTATCGTTTCTTGTACTACACAAACAATGCTGACTTAGGAAACCCTAACCAGATTTCCATTCTGAAGTCTATTACTGCCGTGGTTATTGGTGGTTCTAACCAGTTTCTTACAATCAAGTGGGCTTTTGACTATTCAGGTGCTTATCAGTCAGAGAACGTCTTTATTCCACCTCAAGGTTATTTTGAGTATGGGGTTGGAGAATATGCGGTTGCAGACTATTCAAGCGGCATTCCAATTAAAGCATTAACAAGTAATGCGTCTAGTGCGGGTAAAATCGTACAAACTGGTTACGAAGCCACTATCAATGGCACTCAGTTGTCAATTCAGAAAATTGAACTTCAAGCCAAAGAAGGCAAGATAGGATAAACCATGTCTAATTATTCAAAATCCACTAACTTTGCAACCAAAGATAATCTCTCACCTGGCAATCCTCTAAAGATTGTTAAAGGTACTGAGATTGACACAGAGTTTAATAATATTGCTACTGCCATAGCAACAAAGACGGATAACTCCTCTGCCACGATTACTGGTGGTACGATAAATGGTGCGGTTATCGGTGGGACTACTGCCGCAGCAGGAACATTTACCAACCTTACTGTTAGCACAGCCGCTACGATTGCTTCTGCCGCCATTAGTGCAGGAACAATCAATGGCGTGGTAATTGGTGGTTCTTCTGCCCTTGCTATTACTGGTACGAACATCACTGCAAATACAGGCTTTAGTGGCCCATTGACAGGTGCGGTAACAGGTAATGTAACGGGTAATTTGACAGGAAATGTAACTGGTAATGTCACAGGTAACATTACAGGCAATGTGACGGGTAATGTAACTGCGGCTACTGGCACTTCTACATTCAACAATGTGACCATCTCTGGCGCATTGGACATGGATAGCAGTACATCGGCAACCATTACTGGTCTGGCAAGCCCCACAAACGATTCTGATGCGGCTACCAAGGGTTATGTGGATGCACTAGCCCAAGGTATTGATGCCAAGGCTTCTGTGGTTGCGGCTACCACTGCAAACATCACTTTGTCTGGCGCACAAACCATTGATGGCATCTCGATTGTTGCGGGTGATCGGGTCTTGGTTAAAGACCAATCTACTGCTTCTAACAATGGTATTTACTTGTGTGCAACAGGTTCTTGGACACGCACAACCGATGCAGACACTTATGCTGAGTTGGTAGCGGCTTTTACCTTTGTTGAAAAAGGCACAACTAACGCTGACTCTGGCTTTATCTGCACGATTGATGCGGGTGGAACATTGGGAAGCACATCTATCACATGGGCGCAGTTCTCAGGTGCGGGTCAGATTACTGCGGGTGATGGTCTTACAAAGACAGGTAACACTCTTAATGTAGGCACTGCATCATCTAGCCGTATTGTTGTCAATTCGGACAACATTGATTTGGCATCTTCTGGTGTGACACCAGGCACTTACCAATCTGTAACTTTTGACACTTATGGTCGGGCTACGGCAGGAACGAATCCAACGACTATTGCTGGCTATAACATTACAAATGCTTATACCAAAACAGAAATAGATTCGATATTTGGTTCGACTACTGCTGCGGCTACTTCTGCATCTAATGCGGCTACTTCTGCTTCCAATGCTTCAACAAGTGCTTCTAATGCTTCTACAAGTGCAAGCAATGCGGCAACAAGCGAAACCAATGCGGCAGCGTCCTACGATGCTTTTGATGACAGATATTTAGGTTCTAAATCTTCTGCCCCTACTGTTGACAATGATGGGAATGCTTTGTTGACAGGTGCTTTGTACTGGAACAACTCAGTCAATACTTTGTATGTGTGGACAGGATCAGCTTGGACTCAGGCGGCATTTACGACTAGTGGCTTTGCTACTTTGACAGGCACAGAAACCCTGACAAACAAGACCCTTACTTCAGCAGTATTGACGACACCAAATATTACTACTGGATTATTGGTGGCAGGGTCTGCTGGTACAGCAGGTCAAGCACTTCTTTCTGGTGGTTCTGGTGCAGCACCTACTTGGGGTACTGCTGGTGTTTCAACAGGTAAATCTATTGCATTAGCAATGCTCTTTGGCTTCTAAGGAAATATTATGGCAAATCCAAATATCGTAAACGTCACAAGTATTATCGGTAATACTTTATCGGTTGCTG